AAGAAAATAACGGTTAGTATGGTCTCTGATGATATAGATGTTCACTGCTGGAACGCTAGTGAGGGTGAGGATGTAGCTGACTGGCAAATGTACATAAAAGGTAATGTGGTTGTTGGATACTCTGTGTTTTGGACGAATGTAGAACTTAAAGAAAGAACTATGTGGGTGCCTCCAAGGGATGAGGGGGAGGGATTAAATTACTGTATACAGAAAAAATGTGAGGATCAAAGATCTCTATGGTCTACAAATAGTAACTTTGGTAATCTGAATGATTGGAATGCTACTGTAAAAATTAGTGCTGCTATGAACCAAAATGTAAATGTAAATACAATCCCTTCTATAACTCAACAATTTGTTGAGATGGGTAAGGATATAAAAATTCCAATTGAGTGGCTTGAAGCTGTAGGAGATAAATGCCCCGATTTGGAAGATGTACAAAGAGCATTAAGTATTGCTACAGACATTCCTTGGTGGGAACTTGATGATTCGGGAGAATTAAAGGATCTTCCTCCTATGAAATTAGATGAATTTAAAAACTGTGAAGATCCAACTAAACCGAAAAAGGGAATGGCTCAGGGTGCAGGTGATGTCCAAGATAAAATAAACAAGGGAAAAGCCCCTAAACTTTTAATAGTAGTTCAAGCTTTTCAGTATGTCGATAAGGGAATAAAATCTATACCATACATGGATGAGGGATTACAAATTTTAACTATTATAAAAGATGAGAATAAAATACCTCTTTATAAATTTCCTATAAATTGGAAGTTATGTGAATGTAGTAAAAAAGGTCTTTCTGATAAATGTTGGAGATGTGAGAAGGTTCTAAAGAGTAAGATTGTGTTAGATGATGTCGGGGCCATGATAGAAACCGAGACTGTGGAGATAGAGTGTATACAAGATGTAACTAGGGATGCCGAGGGTAACTGCCCAAGTCATTCTACTGGTGGGGCAAGAGCCCATGAGCGTGAGGAAGATTGCGAGCTTTACAAAACAATAGATTGCAAAGGTACAGGAGACCCTAATCAGTAAAAATAAATACGAAAAGATATTTGGAAGTGGCCTAAATATACTAGAGGTATATTTATGACGCAATCTCCAATGGTTGATGGAAAAGGTTATATTGATGTTCAATCTGCTTTACGGCTTAAAGAAGCTGAAGGTAGGGTTGAGGTGGAGAAGATACAAGCTGAAGCTGACGCTAGATTCAGAGAACTTCTAATCAAAGAAAGTGCCAAAGAAACTGCTTCTAAGCATCTCGCTAAGTTTGCAGGATTATACTTATTAATTCTCGTACTAGCGTTCATTGGTAGTATTAAATTCATACCTGAATCCAATGTTGCGGTGGTTGCGGGTTTAATCACATTAGTAGTTACGAACCTGAGTACTATTTTAAAGGGGATCGTGGAGTCAGGACAAGGGAAAGAAGAGATACTAGGAGATAAGAAATGAAATATTATGTAACACAACTGGGAAGAGAAATTATTGATGAGGCAGGAGCAAAAAAGTTAGCTAGGGTTGCGGTTGCTAAACTGAAGAAGTCTAAGGCTTCTCCATCAGCAATAGCTCAAGCTCGTGCTGGTCAACATTCACTAGCACAAACTATGAGGGGTGACCCTAGAAGTAGTGCGAGAGTCAGGGCAGCAGGGAATCCCATTGGGACTGTTTCCGATAAGGTGTCTAGGGAAGTCAATCAAGCAGAAAAAGAAACAGGTAGTGAGCGAGGACAAAATACAAGAGAGGTTCGTAGACAGCAGAAGGGGATTAGTATTGGCGGGAGAGATAGCAACCGCACCTATAGGCAACCACGGGGTCATGCTGTTACTGCGACTTCTATAGATCATCCTGTTACTAGAAAATCAATTGAGAGGGTTGGTAGTAGTGGACAGATCAGGACGAAGCCAGGACACTTTTTGGATAAGGCTGATAAATCTAGACCACAAAGGAATCTAGATGCTATGAGAGCGGCACTGCGGGGGAGATCAAAAATGAATCCAATATGGTCAATATTTTTTAAAGCTAGATTTAGAACTCCCTTTTCAATGTATAAGATGAGTTTAGCAGAGCTTGTAGTTTTGCTTGGACTTGTTGCTGGTGCTGGAATTGGGATTGCGAAAGGAATTGATTGGATATTTGAGTTAGAAGGTGTGGAAGCAGAGGAATAAATTATGCCAAGCGGATCTAAAGTAGCCAGATGTGTAAGGCATGTAATGGACGATGGTAAATCCAAAGTCCCTGCTATTAAGATCTGTCAAACATCTACTGGAGATTCCTACAGGACTGGAAAGAAATCGAAAAACGAGAATACTATGAATAACATATATGATAGAACCCTTAGTTTAGTTAGGACATCCGTAAGAACTTCTATACTTGAAAAAGACATCAGAGCCTTATCTAAAACCATTGGTAAAGTAGCCACAGGAACTGCACGGATGGGTATGGAAACAGCTAAAGAACTTGAAGGTCCCGCAGGAGGATCTATTTCTCGTAACGATCCTCCCCCCAGAACTAGAATTGGAAGTAGTATGGAGCCACGAACCCAACCTTCAGTTAAAGACCCACACAAACCTAAACTTACTTGGGGCACAGAAACGCTTAAGAAACGAACTAAAAAATATGGTGGTATAGCCACAGCGGCAGCCGTTGGAACTGCCGCTAATGTGGCAAAATCTAGTTGGAAAGATAAACTTCAACTTGGTCTTGCTGGGGCTGGCATGACCCCAGGACCTATAGGGGCAGTTGCTGATCTAGCTAATACTGGTATGTCTTTAGCAAGAGGAAAATGGAAGGATGCTGCATGGAACGCATTGGCCGCAGTTCCTGGTCTGGGCCAATGGTCTCAAGCTAGACGAATGAAGAAGGCAGTGGAAGCTTTAAAGAAAAGTAGTAAAGCAAAGTCGGGTGCAAAAGTAGCAGCAGCACCGAAAGCAGCACCGAAAGCAGATGATTTTGATTTCTTAGCTAAGGGCGGCGACGATGCTGCTGCTGCCGTTACCCCTAAGCAGGGTGCTATGGATCAAATAAAGGGTGCTGTTGGAAGAGCAGCAGACGATGCCGCAGAGCTTGCTGGAAAGGCTAAAGAGCCTGTAGCGAGGGGTCTGAGGATAGGTGGGCGAATCGCTGGTCAGGCCGACACTTTAACTGGGGGCAGAGCGGTTCCCACTGCAAATACACTAACTAAAGCTCCTGCCGTTCCCGCTACCGTAACTGCCGATTTACCAGGAAAACCTCCAGGAAAACCTCCAAAGAAGGCAAAAACATCTCCTGACAGTAAAGGTGGAGGAGGATCTAGGGCTGCTGCTGCTCCTTCCGTCTCAAACCCTAGAAAATTTGAAAAAGGTTTTGAGGATCAGTGGCTAAGAAACCCTAAATTTAAACGAGGAGCTAGGAAGCCTACTGCTCGGTAGATTTATCTACAGGATCAGCTTTCCATTTTCCTATGGGGCATCTTGCTTGAGGAATTTTAACTTTTCCAACCATATAGCACCCACAAGCTTCGCATGTGTTGTGTCCTGTAAATAGATCACATTTTTTACAAATCTCTAATCGGTGATCAGCGGAACTTGATAGTTTAAATCCTTTTTTAATCCAAGGAATTATAGTAGAGAAGAAAGAGCTTACACGGGGTGGAAGCCATCCTTGGTATAGTTTGGTCATCTCCTTAGCTATTAATTGTTTTCTTTCATATAAATTAGAGTAGGCATCAGAACAGCGTTGTAGGTTTTGCTCACATTGAGGATTTTCTGTATCCTTGGTAGATACAGCTACAGGAGGAGTAATAGATTTAGATACTTGCTTTCGTAAGTCTTCGTACTTTGATAATAGATTTAGATATTTTTCGCTTAATGATTTCATCATATACTTATTGGTAGTCGGTTAGCCTCTATAAAGGCTGCTCTATTTTTATGCCACGAATCTCTCCCTACTAACTCTCCTTTAGATCTATGTAATATAAAAATTGGTTCTACCGTATTATAGAGTCCTTTTTTATGTGCTTGTGTAGTATAGTGAATATCATAAAAATCCCATCCCCCTTCGAAGTAATCAGGTTTATCTAAATTTAGTTTTTTAAGGGACTTTCCTCCTATGGCTAGGAATAAACCATCCAAGCATACTACTCTTCCAGGATTACCATAATAAGTATAGTCAGAATTTATAATACTGGTCCCGTGTAAAACTAAACCTCTATGTTTTCCTGCTTCCCAGGCTCCTCTATCCCACCACACAGCAGTATCTACTAAGTGAGATGTTCCTGCCACTCCTAAAAATCCTGACTTAGATCGTTTGGATGCTTTTATCAAAACAGTTATAAACTGTTGGGGGTCCATAATAATCTCAATATCATCATGACAAAATATAACCACATCCTCATCCTTAATCAAAGTATTTTCTACTCCCTCTTTATAGGCATTAAATATACTTTCTTTATTAACTAATAGATTTACTTCTATTTTGCATCTAGATAAATAGGAGACTAATTTTTGTGTATAATCAGGTAGAGACTCATTACGAGTACAAATAAAAGCGTATATCTTCATGGATTCAAGAGAAGTAGTTAAGTTAAAGCAGGAGTATAAGAGATGCAAGTTAGATCCCATATACTTTATATCTAATTATATCAAGGTTGTACACCCTGTTAGGGGATTAGTCCCATTTAAATTGTATCCTTTTCAGAAGATGATCGTAAACTGCCTGGAGGATAATAGATTTAATATCCTTAGAAAGTTCCGTCAGGCTGGATGCACTACCATTTCAGCAGCGTATGCTTTGTGGATGTGTATATTCCAAGAGCATAAGACAGTAGTGTTCTTATCTGTGGGTGATACGGAGTCTACAGAGATTTTGGATAGGATTAAGATTATGTTTGATGAACTTCCAATATTCCTTAAGCCAACTATTCTTCAAGAGAATATGCATAACTTAAAACTTAGTACTGGATCAGTAATAAAGTCTAGACCTTCTGGTAAGCAGTCAGGTAGATCTCTGGCTGGATCTTATCTGTTTATTGATGAGGCTGCTTTTATTGAACATATTGATTCCATCTGGGCTGCTGTTTATCCTATTATCTCAACTGGGGGCAGAGCCTTTGTCCTTTCTACTGTTAATGGTGTGGGGAATTGGTATTACGATGCTTGGTATAGAGCTATAGAGGGGGCAAACTCTTTTCACCCTATTCAAATTAATTGGCAGGATCACCCAGAGTACAATAGGATAGAGGGTTATGAGCATCTTTATGAGGCTATGGAGCAAAGAGAGCCTCCTATTAATATTGATAAGTGGGAGGAAACTACCAGATCTAACATGAGCCACAAGAAGTGGTTGCAGGAATATGAATGTGAATTTCTTGGAACTGGAGATACTTATATTGAGGGGTCTATTTTAACTTCTATGTTTAAGGGGAGCAGGGACCCAGCGTACAGAACATACAATAATAAACTTTATGTATGGGAGGACCCAAAACCAACTAGATCTTACATGATTGGTGTAGATGTTTCTTTGGGGAGAGATAGGGATTATTCTGCTTTTCATATAATAGATATTTATAGTGGGGAACAAGTAGCAGAGTTCTATTCAAATACTACTCCAATTAATGATCTGGCTGAGATACTAAATTCTGTTGGTCAGAAATATAATTTAGCTTTAATAATTTTGGAAAGAAACTCTATTGGGCATAATCTTATAGATCATTTATTTGAAAGATTAGGATATGAAAATTTGTATTTTGATGAGAAAAGAAATATAGGAGTTCAGGTTACTACCAAAAATAGGGATACTATGCTGGCCTCTATGGAAGAATGTTTAAGGCTAGATAGAATTAAAATTAACTCTAAAAGAACTATCTCTGAATTAAATACTTTTATAGTTTCCATGACTGGCAAGGCTCAAGCAGAGCGATCAAAACATGATGATTTGGTAACTAGTTTGGCTATGTGTTCCTTTGGGCTAACTACATACTTAGAGAACAACTTTATTAGTTTTATTGATGGAGAGACACAAACCCCGTCTGAGAAGATACTAGCCCCTATTAGACTTCGAAATGTTGCAAGTTATGGGGGCATGACCAAAGAGGATATTAAATGGCTGCTGAAATAAACGAAAATAAACTTAATGAGAATGCTGGTCCAGGACTTTCGACTTTTGGTGGTCCTGCCCAAGGGATGACCTATGCGTACCCCCGTGGTAAAATAGGTATGTTCTTTGCTAAATTCTTCGCTACTCCCGCACTCCCATACCTGAATAAGGACATCGATGCTGTTGGTGGGGATACAGTGATTAATCCAGAGCGCCCTGCTAGAATGTCGTCTTCGTCTAGCAAGCTTCCTTTTCTTCCTGAAGTTGAGATTAATAGAAAGCGTAGGTATCAGGAATATGAGAGGATGGACGATTACCCTGAGATTACTGCTGCTTTTGATATTTATGCAGACGATTCAACTCAAAGGGATACAGCTAATAAACGATGGTT